CGTCCAGAGTATCCGCCGCGCTGAAACACCCCGGGAAATCCGGCAGGGTCACGCCATACGCCGTTCCCTGTTCCTTGTGGATTATGGCAATATATTTCATCGAACGTTTTCTTGCGTTTTGGAGCTTTTCCCTCCGGGAAAAGAGCTTCCGGTGACAAGACGGCGAAGCCGGTGAAATCCTTTTCTGCAACTCCTCCCTTCAGAGAAGGGCAGTTCTGTATCAGGGTTATCCGCCATATGCCAGAGCGGCATGAGCAAGAAATCCTGAGCGGGTAAAACCATTGAGTTTTGCTTTAATATCTATTTCCTGCAATACCGCGCGCGGAATGGTGACATTGACGCGCACGGGCACCATGTCCAGAGCCGGAGCCGCGATATACTGGTACAAGGTATCTTCCGGGTACGGCAGGCCGTCCGTTTCCCGTTCCTGCCGCACTTTTGCCTTGACTTCTGCAAGAGCGGAGGGAGCGGGAATTTCCGCGTTCTGTTCCGCGATATCCCGCAAGGCTACACACAACCCATCCGTCGCGTTGGTTATGGCC